AGATCCGCGACTTCGAGGACCTCGAGGTTCTCGACGACCAGGCCGCGAACGAGACCTTCATGCAGCTTGGGTTCTCGACCCTGGGCAACGCCGCGGCCGCGGCGGCCGCCCCCGAAGGCGAGCCGGTCGAGAGTGTCGGCCAGGGCCAAGGAGTGCCGGAGGCCGGCGGCTTCCGCGAGGGCCAGGTCGTCTACTGGGCTGGCGGCGAGGGCGAGATCGAACACCTGATGGTTTCCGGGGTCCTTGGGGTCGAGGGCTCGCCGTTCGCGATCGCCGCCACGGAGGCCGAGCCGGCCGCGCTGGTCCGCGTCTACGAGGACGGGCAACCGTCCGAGATGCTGGTCGGCAAGCGGGTCTCGGAGCTGTCTGCCACGCCGGTCGATCGGCAGGAGACGGAGCCCGCCGACGACGAGCTGCCGGCCACCGGCATCACGGACGACCTCGCGGCCACTGCCCTAAACGGTGCCCAGGTCACGGCGCTCCTCGAGGTCCTGGCCCAGGTCTCTGCCGGAACGCTGGAGAAGCCGGCCGCGGTCGCCCTGATCACGTCCGCGTTTCCGACCGTGTCGCCCGACCTCGCCCAGCAAATGGTCGAGGGTGCGATCCCCCTGCCGCCGCCCGACCAGCAGTCAGGAGACCAGCCATGAACGAGCAGATCGAACGACGCTACCTGTCGCTGGACGCCATCGGCGACGACGGCCTGTTCGTCGAGGAGCGCGAGGGCGAGGCCCCGAAGATTCGCGGAATCGCCCCGCCGTGGGATTCGCTGTCCGTGGACCTGGGAGGATTCCGGGAGAAGTTCGCGTCGACGTCGTTCGACAAGATCCTGGCGAAGAAGCGGCTGGACGTTCCGCTCCTGTTCAATCACGACGATTCCCAGATCCTGGCCCGGACGACCAACGGAACGCTCCGGATCTCGAAGGCGGACAAGGGTCTGGCCTACGAAGGCGACCCCGTGCCGACGGCCGACGCCGAGAAGGTCCTGACGCTGATCAGGACCAAGACGATCTTCGGGTCGTCGTTCGCGTTCACGGTCAACCCGAAGGGCGAGGAGTGGGTCGAGGACGAACGCGGCGGCGTGACGCGAACGGTCCACGAGGCCTCCGGCCTTTACGACGTGTCGCCAGTCACCCGGGCCGCCTACCCGTCCTCGAGCCTGTCGGCCAGGTCGCTGCCGCTCTGGAAGCGGTTCCGGAGCGTGGTCGCCCACCGGGCCGAGCCGAAGCCGCTCACGATCTCGATCGACTACGACCGCACGTTCACCGCCGCGCCCGGCCTGTGGCGGTCCTTCATCGTGGACGCCACGGGGCGCGGCAATCGCGTGGTGTGCATCTCGCGCCGCGAGGACAACGAAGCCAACCGCGACGAGCTGCGGCTGGCCTTCGGCGACCTCGACCTGGCCGGGCTGCTGCTCTGCGGCACCGGCACCCAGAAGCGGGCCGCCGCGGCCGCCGCCGGCCTCGAGGTGGACGTGTGGATCGACGACTACCCCGAGGGGATCCCGGACGCCGCTCCGGTCCCGCGGGGGACGCCGCCGGTCAAGGTCTCGACCCTGGCCGGGGCCCGGGCCGCGGCAGCGGCCGCCGCCGCCCGGATGCGAATCGTCACCGGCTGAAAGGAAACCGACCCATGATTTCTTCCGCCCCCGTGGCCGTGGCCACGAACCTGGACGCCGGGCTGCTGGGGAAGATCCACGCCTTCGTCGAGGCCTCGAAGTCGGCCGCCGCCGACGGCCTGACCTGGGTCGAGTTCGGCGACCTGATGCTGGCCCTGCTCCGCCTGGTCGTGACCGCCCTCGACACGGTCGGCTCGATGACCGGCGCGGAGAAGAAGGCCCTGGCCCTCGAGGCCGTGGCCCACCTGTTCGACGCGGTGGCCGACCAGGCCGTCCCCGCCGTCGTCTACCCGCTCTGGCTGATCGCCCGGCCGGCCGTCCGGTCGCTGGTCCTGGCCCTGGCCTCCGGGGCGATCGAACAGCTGCTGCCACTCGTGAGGGCCTGACTATGGATCTCGTCGTCCTGCTCCTGATCGCCGGGGCGGTCTACCTGTTCGCCGGCGACCGGATCACCCACCTGGTCGCGTCGTTCGCCGAGAAGGCCCCGACCATCGAGCGGAAGCACCTGGCCGGGGCGGCGCTCCTGGCGGCGGCCGCGGTCATGTGGGCCCGGTCGGGGCCGACGGCCCCCACGCCCGCGCCGCCCGCCCCCGACGCCGCGATCGACCTCCGCGGGATGTTCGTCGGCCCCGACGCGGCCGCCGACGCCGCGGCGGTCTCGGCCCACTTCGCCGAACTGGCCGACGAGCTGGAATGGGACGGCATGTCGGCCGAGCCGCTGGTGAAAAGCGGCGTGGCCTGGGACGAGCTGCGGACCCGGGCGAAGGCCCTGCGGTGGAAGGGTGTCTCGCTGGGTGAGAAATACCCCCGGGCCCGCGAGGCGATCCGCGAGTACCTCGACCGCACGGCCGGCACGAGCGGCGCGCCGATGTCGCCCGCCCAGCGGTCCGCCTGGATCGCCGCCTACCGCGAGATCGCGAGGGCCGCCGATGTCTCGCGCTGAGTTTCGGCACATTCGCCTTCTGGCGTTCGTCCTGCTCCTGGGGGTGGCCGCCGCCTTCCTGATCGGCGGCCTCCGCGGCCGCCCGGCCGGCGGCTTGTTCGGCCTCGAGGCCGACGGCGACTTCGGATACCACCCGGATCCCGACGGCGTGGCCGCGTTCCTCCGCGAGCTGCCGGAGCCGATGTTCCGCCAGGCCGGGGCCGAGACGATCCGGGAGTCGAGGGGGGTCGACACCTTCCTGTACCGCGCCGCCTACAAGGCCCACGCCGCCCTCTACGGCCGGCCGTGGGTGGTCGAGCGGCAGGGGATCGGCGACTGCGTTTCCTGGGGATGGGCCCACGGGGTCTGGGTCGCTCAATGCGTGGACTGGGAGACGGGCCGACTGGCGAACCCGCCGCCGTTCCCCTCGACCGAAGCGATCTATGGCGGGAGCCGCGTCGAGGCGCGGGGCCGGCCGGGGGACGGGCGCTCCGCTGTCGGCGGCTGGAGCGACGGCAGCTACGGCGCGGCCGCGGCCCGGTGGGTGAAGGACTGGGGGATCGTCTACCGCGAGGAAGTCGGCGGCCACGATCTCCGCGTCTACTCCGCCGACCGGGCGAAGAAGTGGGGAGCCTACGGCAACGGCGGCCAGGGCGACGGCGGCAAGCTCGACGCGATCGCGAAGCGGCACCCGGCCCAGCACGTCGCGATGGTCAAGGATTTTGCGGCGGCGGCCGCCGCGATCGAGGCCGGCTTCCCGATCCCGGTCTGTTCGCTGGTCGGCTTCGAATCGGTCCGGGACCAGCAGGGCTACACGCGCCCGTCTGGGCAGTGGGCCCATTGCATGGTTTTCGTGGCGGTCCGCTACGCCAAGAACGGGTCGCCCGAAGACGCGCTCCTGTGCCTGAACAGCTGGGGGCCGCGATGGATCTCCGGCCCGAAGTGGCCGGCCGACATGCCGGAGGGCAGCTTCTGGGTCCGCCGGTCCACCGTGGACCGGATGCTGGGAAGCCAGCCCGACTCCTTCGCGGTCGGCTCCGTCGCCGGCTTCGGCTGGCGTGATCTCTCGAACGACGTCCTCGCTCCGCCCCCGCCCGACGAAGGCCCGGTGATGATCCCCGGCCTCGACCTTGCACTCTGAGGAAAACCATGAAGCTCGACCGAAACACGCTCCTGGTCCTGGTGGTCGTTTTCGCGGCCGGCTGGTGGACCAGCTCGAGGCCCGCCCCCGGCCCCGGCCCCCAGGATCGGCCCGTCGTCCGCTGGATCGCCAAGGCCGCGAAGAACCTCCTGTGGGTCGCGGTGTTCGTCGAGCCGGCCCCGCCGGAGCCGCCGGCCGCGGTGGTGAAGTCGCGGGTCGATCGGGACGGGTTCCAGATCCTCGAAAACGGGAACACCCTATGAACCTCTGGCGCTGGCTGATCTCGCTCCTGGTCTGGCTGTCGGCCGCGCCCGACGCTGTGGACCTCGAGCACGCGAAGGCCGCGGCCGCCGTGTCGGCCGCCCGGGCCTCGATGGTGA